AGTTCAGTAAGTCCGTCACACGTGCCGAGGCCCGAGCCGAGGTCCGGGCGGCGGCGCTACTGCAGCAGGCAAGCCAAGACCGTGTGGTAGACTTGCCCGACGAGGACAGCAATCAGCGCTGGGTGCAGGGCGACTGGCGGGCGATAGCGGAGTTCATGGCTCGCAGGTACCCGAAGCGCTGGAGCAAGGCAGAGCGGGTATCACAGGAGCACACCGGCCCGAACGGTGGCCCGGTGCAGGTGGAGACAAACACAAAGGACATGAGCGATGAGCAAGTCGCGGCCCTCGCCGCAAACATTGGAGCCGCGCTCAGTGGTGGAGGAGGGCCTGCGCCGTCTGATACCGAGGGCGAGGACTGACCCGCTGGCATTCGCGGTCGTGCACATGCGCGACGAGCGCAAGGCCCACCTAGACTTTGTTAAGCGCCCATACCTTGTGGACATCCTGCGCGACGACCGGCCGGAGCACGTGTGCATCGCCTGCGCTCAGAGCTGCAAGACCGTCACGTACCTGACCAAGGTCTTCCAGAAGCTGGTCTGGGGCTGTGGGCCTGGTGAGAAGGCCAGGACGGCTATCTACACGTTTCCAACCGATACGCATGTGCGGGAGTTCTCGGCTGCGCGTGCTAAGCCCATGATCGCCTCCTCACCACTTCTTGCGGGGGAGATCGGTGACGTTGAAAACGTCTCGCTGAAGCAATTCAACAGCGGAGGCACGCTCTACCTGCGTGGCACATTCACGCAGCAGGCGGCCCTATCGGTGCCAGCCGATATCCGCGTGCACGACGAGCTTGACAAGAGCCGCCCGGACACACTGCAGATGTACTCAGACCGGACCGGCGCAAGTGACTATCCGCACCTGTACATGTTCAGCACACCCACGCTCCCTGACTGGGGGATCGCAGCGCGTTGGCAGGATACCGACCAGCGAGAGTGGGTCTGGCGTTGTAATGAGTGTGGTCGCGAGCAGGTCTTCGCACCGATGGACAATGCAGGCACCTGGGTCGACCAATTGGACCTAGGCGCTTGCGAGGTGCGTTGCATCGCTTGCCAGGCTCCAATACCCCGCCAGGCTATCGACGCCGGTCAATGGGTGGCGATGAAGCCGGAGTGCCAACGGGCAGGCTACCATATCACTGGAATCATGCCTCCGGGTGACCGGCCAAAGCGGCTCAAAGCCACCCGCGACGAGGCGGAGTATCTGGACCTGTGGGTACAAGCGCACATCGGTGTGCCGTGGGTAAGTGGCGAGAACCAGATCACCCCTGATATGATACGCTTCGGAGACTGGCGGAACACGATTGTCTCAGAGACCGATACGTTCGCCGGTCTCGACCAGGGTAAGAAGCTGGACTTCGTCTGTGGTGACGGGGCCGGGCGCATATTGAGCGTGCAACGCTACGACGACTGGTCAGAGGTCGCCGCGGCTATGGACGCTATGCACATTCGGATGCTCGTAGCCGACGCGGCACCTGACGCGAGGCCCTTGCAGGACCTACATGCTCAGTTCCCGGGGCGTGTGGTCCTAGCTGACTACTCGCTCACCAAGCCCGGCGAGCATCCATTCAAGGCCAGCGAGAGCGAGCCTCGGGTGTCTATCCACCGGACGGCTGCGCTGGACTGGACGCGTAACCGGATCATCATGGGTGATGATGTGTTCCCGGCGTGCGGTCCAGAGCTTGAGGCGACCATCAAGTCGCAGATATGCGCTCCGAAGCGCACGTTGGAACCGGACGCACACGGCATCATGCGCGCGGTATGGCGTGAGACGACGGCAGATCACATGCGCCACGCGCACCTGTACTACGTTGTGGCGGCGCACGGGATCGGCGCCGGCGGGTACGAGCCGTTTTACGAGGACCTACACTGGTAGTTCGGAGAGGAGAGATGACATTCCGCGAGTGGCTCGCACGACGCCTGTGGCCCGGCGTCGCACAGGAGCAGAGGGCGAGCAGCACCGCGGGCATGGTCTATGCTGCTGCCAGTGGGTACGCGATTGACCAGCCGTCTGATACGCCGACCGAACTGGGGCACGCGAGTAGCCATCCGTACTTCTTCTCGTGTGCGGACACCATCGCGAAGGCGGCCATGGCCGTTCCGCTGCGTGTCTATGAGCTGGTACCAACGGAGGCCGCGACACGTAACCGCGACTACGTGACGTCCGCCAACCTGCAACGCGCTAAGGCCTTGCGTGGCATCATGCCACTGCGGCAGTATCGGGCTCTACTCAACCGTATGAACATGGGGCTGAAGGAGGTTTACGACGCTCACCCTCTGACGCAGCTCCTGTCGCACGTGAACGACAATGACACGTGGCCGGAGTTCATTCAGCGGAGCATGCTGCACCTCATTCCAACCGGTGACTACTACTGGGAGATGGTCGGCGGGAAGGGTGGCAAGCCCCCTAGTGAATTGTGGATACTGCGGCCCGACCGGGTGAAGATTCTCCCGGACGCGAAGCGGTATGTGGGCGGCTACGAGTTCGAGATGAACGGCGAGACGCTCAAGCTCGACGCCGACCAGGTACTACACGTGCGCATGCCGCACCCTGAGAACGACTTCTACGGGTTGAGCCGCGTCGACGCCCTGGCCCTGGTGCTTGAGACAGACCGGCAGCGGGCCATCTACAATGCCGGCTTCTTCCGCAACGGCGCGCAGATGAGCGGCATCTTCACACCGAAGGCCGGTGTCCAGCTTGGAGTCGACGAGTGGCGCAAGCACATGGACCTGTTCCGCGAGAAGTACATCGGCGCCGCCAATGCGGGCAAGGTCGGTATGTTCGGCGTCCCGGTAGAGTTCTCGCAGACTTCGGTCAACCCGCGTGACGCAGAGTTCTCGGGGATGAAAGAGGAGAACGAGCACGACATTTCTGGGGTGACGGGTGTCCCCAGGGCACTGACCGGTAGGACCAGCGACGTGAACCGCAGCAACATGGATGTGCTGCAGACGCTGTTTTGGTCGCAGACGATGGTACCACTGCTGATGCTGGTCTGCGCCAGGATCAATGTCGGGCTTGCCTCACGCTACGGCGATACCATCGTAGTAGAGCCGGACTTCTCTGGCATCGACGCGCTGTCGGAGGAGACCAGCGAGAAGTCGTCGCGCGAGATGGACGCCTACGACAAGGGCATCAAGACGCTGAACGAGGCAAGGCAGGCCCTTGGCGAGGACCCGATAGACGGCGGGGACGTGCTGAAGATCGCCTCCGGTGCTGTACTGGTGCCTGTAGCATCCATCGGCGAGGCACCTGAGGTTGAGCCCGATACGGAGCCACTACCCGAGCCTGAGACGCCGCAACGCTCCGCGCAGACTCACGTGTTTGGCGATGCCGAGCACCTGCGTATCTACGGCCTCTTCCAGGAGGCGGTGGACCCTTTTGTGCGGAACCTGAACAGGAGCCTGGTCGGCTACTGGCAGGGGCAGCAGGACGGGGTTTTGTCGGCGCTGAATGAGCAGAAGGCGTTCGTCCGCGAGGTGATACCAGAGCGCGTGCTCTTTGACATCGACGAGCAACAGCGTATCCTGTGGGAGGTCGTCTCTGACCATAGCGGTGCGGCACTTGAAAAGGCCGGAGCCAACGTCATTGCAGACCTCGGGATCAGCCTTACTTTCGACCCCGAGAACCCGCTGGTGCTCGCTCACCTGCGGGAGAAGGAACTGCTGATCAAGACCATTCCTGAGTCCATGCACGAGCGGCTCAGGACGCAGCTTGTAGAGGGCAACAGACGCGGAGAGTCGATAGCCGAGATCAAGCAGCGCATCGAGGTGCTCTACTCAGACGCCAAGGGCAACGTCTCCGCGCGCATTGCCCAGACAGAGATCGTAGGGGCCTACAACGTTGGCGGCATGGCCGGCATGGTACAGGCTGGGGTCTCGCACAAGACGTGGATTGCCACGCTGGATGACCGGGTGAGGGATAGTCACGCAGCACTTCACGGGCAGACGTTGCCGATAGACGAGCCATTTGCTAATGGGCTACTGTATCCGGGGGCGGCAGGCGGTGGTGCCGGCGAGGTGATCAACTGCCGGTGTACGATAACGGCGGCATTCGTAGCATCATAGAGAGGGGCAGGACTTGTGAGCAACGGAATGGGTCTGCTCTGCCTGACGTGCAGTGAGACAACAGAGCATAGCGAGCCGCCTGAGGCGTGGCCTGGGTGGCTGTTAGTGCATGCGGGCATATGGTCTCGTGCGTGCCACAGGAGCGCGTAGCGGAGCAACGCAAGTGCAATGCCGAGCGAGCCGCGATGACGCCAGAACAACTGCTTGAGCAGTTTCGCCACGCGAGGCCGATAGAGCGGGTGACGCTGTGGGCGACCGAGGACTACACGCGCCCTGCGTGGATAGTGATGTCCGCGGAGTTCGTGGAGGAGTGCTGCAGGCCGTGGAATGGGCAGTACCGGATACCCGTGGTGAGGCTGGAGCTACAGGGAGACAGGTACCTGATGCCGTGGTCTGGCAGGAGAAGCGATGCGCACGGCACTATGGCGCTCGTCAATGACGAGGCCAACAGGGCAGGAGTAGCCTGCGCGCCGGCGCCAATCAAGCTGATACCCGACGAGCTGACGCTCTGCAGGGATTGCCAGCACGCACGCTGCGAGGCGAGCTACGGCAATCGTATTGGGGAGCAGGGCACGTGCCCGGACTTCTCGGCGATTGATCGCGGCACGGACGTGCGGGATGCTTTTGCAGCAGAGGTAACAACTGGCGCGGACCAACTCTAATGCTGTGACTGCGCGAACCACATACGGCATGGTCAACCACCTGAGTATTGCCGGTGTGCGGTTCAGTTTGATAGAGCAGAGTTTCTGCGAGACTGGTGCAAAACGCCATCTGAGACTGCTGCCTTGCACGCCGTCAAACAGGCGGAGAGAGAACTTCGTCTTATTGCAGACGGCAACGGGGACCCCGACGACAATCACGTTGCTGCGGATCGTGTGCTCTGCAGGTTGCTTCGCAACCTCGTCGGAGCACGCGCAGAGAAGCTTCTGTCAGTCTACGAGAGCATCGAGAAGTGGTACGCCTAAGTTCCCATCCCAGCGCGCACCAGAAAGGAGCCGCGCGCCGACGTGGAGGTCAGCATATGGCCAGGCAGCAGACGCAGCCACAGCCACCGGCGCGCATGCGGTACGCGCGTCTCGACTATCAGGTGCGAGCAAGTGCCGACGCAGACAACGAGGCGGAGCGCCGTGTAACCGGCACTGCGTCTACCGCTACGCGAGACAGCTACCGGGAGCGCATTCACCCGGCGTCCCTAGAGCGGGCTATCCCGGAGTTCATGCGCAATCCGGCGATGCTCTGGCAGCATGATCCGAAGCAACCTATCGGCATGTGGGAGAACGTGCGTCGCGACGGCGAGGCGATTGTCGCAGACGGCTGGGTGATGCCCGAGGAGGACAAGGACGACCTCGCGGACTTTGCATGGAAGCGCATCAAGCGTGGAGTAGTCCGGGGTTTGTCGATCGGGTTCAATGCCGACTACTACAAGGACGGCGCCAAGGACAAAGACGGCGTCTTCTGGTGGGGCAAGCCGGACGGCACCGGGGATCTGGAACTGAAGGAGATCAGCATCGTCACGCTGCCGGCCAACCCGGACGCTGTAGACCTGACGGTATTGCGCTTTGACACCTCGCGACCCTGGGAGGCGATGACGCAGCAGTGTCGCGCCTGGGGCAACCTGTCGGCAGCCGACATTGAGCGGGCACTCATGCTCGCGCTTGGTGGTAGCTCCGACGAGGTCACGCTCTGGGTCCGCGAACTGTACGAGGACTATGCCATCGTCAGTGACTGGCGCGAAGAGAAGACCTATCGCGTGGAGTTCGCCGTCGTGGACGGCGACGTGGTAGTCGGTGAGCGCACGGAGGTCTCACAACTGTGGGTGCCCGTTGCCGTGCAGCAGGCAGCGTCGCCACAGCAGAGCCGCAAGACAATACCGAGCAACCTGCCGCTTGCCGACGAGGGCCTTGCCTGGGATGGTGACGCCGCCGAGACGCGCGTTCGAGAGTGGGCGGGCGGCGACTGGGCCAAGTACCGCAAGGCATTCCTCTGGTACGACGCCGAGGACGCCGAGAACTACGGCGCCTACAAGCTGCCCGTCGGTGACATTGTAGACGACGAACTGCACGCTGTCTGGCGTGGCGTGGCTGCCGCAGCCGCAGCGATGGCCGGTGCGCGTGGTGGCGTAGACATACCCGATGAGGACCGGACGGCGGTCATCGCTACACTCAAGGCCTATTACAAGGCCTTCGACAAGCCCTGGCCGGAGAACCTCTCGGCCGAGACGCAACAGTACAAGGACGTTCGATGGCAGGCAGACGAGCCGGCCATCTTCGAGGAGCAGACGCTGCTCCGTGACGTGCACACTATCCTGACGGTGAAGGGTCGTGTCGAGGCCGTCCTCTCACTCTCGCGCCATTGGGCAAAGTCCGGCCGGGACCTACCTGCCGCTGCGCTCGATGGTATCAGCAACACGTACAATGCGATAGGCGAGATGGTGGACGAACTGTGTAACCAGCGGCTCAACGCAGGGACGGCACAGACCGTGGAGGACCTACTCCGCGGCGCATTCGCAGAAGCCTACCTCGGGAAGGAGCAACGAGAACACTAGCGGCGGTTACCCCGCCGCAGGAGGTACCAACGATGGCTGAGACGACACTCAGAGCCGTGCTTGATGCCGTGGCCGAGGATGTCGGGCTTGACCCGACCAAGGCCGACAACGACCCGAACCTCGCGAATGCCGTGTCGATGCTGCAGGAGCGTGCTGTCAAGCGCCTGTTTGGCGATGGCGCCGATGTATCCAAGTGCCTGGATCAGGTGGTCTCCGGTGAGACTGCCGAGGTCGCTCCCGCAATGGGAGATATGGTCCGCGAACTGAAGGCCGACCTGGACAAGCAGCGCACTGCTACCCGCAACCGACCCGACGGCAATACAGACATTGACCCGGATGCAGATGAGCGCGTAGTGCGCGCGAACATGGATGACGCCCGCTCGGCGATGCCCGAGATTGTGCGGCACATGGACGCCGTGCACAAGGCCCGTGGCATCGACCCTCAGGGAAGCCCTGCCGCCAGGGGGACGCTGTGGGACGCCGTAGCTCGCGAGACGCTGGACACACTGGTCGTCAAACCCATTGACCCCGCTGACCCGACGCCACAGGCGGCTGCCATTCGCGCGCTACAGACAGCCAACGACGACGTGTACACCGCACAGGTCATGCTCGGATGGAATGGCAGGGACCCCGGAGCGCCGAACTGGAAGATGCTCAAGGCCTGGCGCCCGTTCTCTGAGATCGTGTCCTATGTCGAGACTCAGCGTGCGATGGACACCGGTACCAACGCTTCTGGTGGTTACTGGGCTCCGACGCAGATGAGCGCGGCACTCGTAGAGAAGGTCTACGAGGGCTCGGATGTTGCACGGCTCTTTCCCCGCGTGGACTTCCCGCAAGGCATGGCAACGTGGCGACTGCCCGTGGAGTCGACCGACGTAACCGTGTACCTGACCGGTGAGGCCACATCCGATGACAGCACGCCGAAGTTCACGGCATCGACTCCTGGGACCAGCTACGTGGACCTGTCGTGCAAGCAGCTCACGGCCCGCGTGATGGTCTCTTGGGAGATGATTGAGGATAGCGTCGTGCCGCTGATTCCTCACGTGCGGACCAAGGTCCTGCGCCAGCACTCGCGCGCCATTGACGACGCGATTATCAATGGCGACACGGCCGCAACCCACCACGATGGGGACATCACCAACGCCGCCGACCACCGCAAGGCTTGGATCGGGCTGGTAGAGCAGGCCCTGACCAATTCCACTGGCAACGAGGACTGCGGAACGTACTTCAACGGCGAGAGCCTGTCTGCGCCGCTCATCGACATGGCACAGTATGCCAACCCGAAGTCCACGGCGCTTCTCGTCAACGGGTGCCTGCGCACTAAGCTGTGCTTCCTGCGCGACACGCTCAACAACAACATGTTCCTGACCTTCCAGCAGATGGGGAGGCCCGGCGGAGCCGAGACCGGAACTGTCGACCAGTTCCTCGGCTACCCCGTCATCACCAGCGAGTTCGTCCGCAAGGTTGTGGGTGCCAGTGGTTACCACACCGGCTCCGATAGCACCTACACTATCGGCATCTGGGTCTACCTGCCGGCGTGGAAGCTGTCGACCAAGCGCAACATGACGATGGCGTTCGTCCGGTACGAGGACCAGGGGCAGAATGCAGTTGTCGGCCACTGGCGTGGTGGGTTCACTCACCTGTACTCGACCGACATCACCACGGCCATCGCATACGGGATCAGCGCCTCCTAACGGCGCAGGAAGGAGGACCTAACACCAGGAGGTGTTGAGAATGTTCGGCCTTGACGACCAGTTCACCGTCACCGTGCCAATCAGCGAGGACGGTGCCACGACGTACATGACGAGCGGCTACTTCAAGACCATCGCGCTTCCCATTGGCGCGCTGTACGAGGTGTCTGCATTCGCTGTCTCGGCTGCGACCGATTGCGCGGCGCAGGACACGAACTACATGACGGTGACGCTCACCGACGCGTCCGGCAACAGCATCGCAGCCGTTGCCAACGGCACCAGCACAACCGGTACCGACTTTGACGTGAACCCGGCGACCGGCGCAGACAGTACGTTGACTGCGGCCTACAAGCGCATCGACTGTTCGGCTGCCGCCAGCTATCTGAAGATCGTAACCACCGGCACCGGCGCGGGGCGCGTATGCCCCGGCCTGCAGGCACACGTGACGATCAAGCGTCTGCGCAACCCGAGCTAGTAAGGAACTGGCTCAACGACTCATGAGGGGCCGGAGCTTCTGCCCGGCCCCTCGTCGTTCATCCGGCGAGCATATGCAAGCCGCGTCCGCGGGGCATAGCCGCCAGTCGTGACAGAAGGGACCAAGCACATGAAGCGACGTGGGTTCACCCTGATTGAGCTGCTGGTCGTCATCGCGATCATCGCGATCCTGGCAGCCATCCTGTTCCCGGTGTTCGCGCGGGCACGGGAGAAGGCCCGGCAGGCGAGTTGTCTGAGCAACGTCAAGCAGTTGATGATAGCGGTCATCGCGTACGCGCAGGACTATGACGGCGGCTTCCCGTGCCGGACCTACGACACCACGTTCCGGTACCCGATGGAAAAGCTCTACCCGTACGTCAAGAACGCCAGCATTCACTTCTGCCCGACGCGACGCGGCTCCTGGGGCCCGCCAAAGGGCGCCATGTACAACGTCTGCTGGGACACGTGGGGCTCGGGCTACGAGGGCACCGACAGCACGTTCACGAAGCCGGCGGAGACGGTCTACCTGCAAGAGGCCTGGACCTGCGGTGCGAACACGCTGTCCCCGTGGATGCAATACTGGATGGCACGAGACTGCTACGGAGCCCGGCAGTGCACGCCGTATGCATCGGCGAGCACGGACCTCCCGCACAACGACGGGAGCAACATGGGCTATGCCGACGGCCACGCCAAGTGGGTCAACGGCACTCAGTTCGACTCGTGGGACAAGTGGATCTGGCTACACAACCCCAACAAGTGACAGAGAGGACTGATAGCCTTGCAGATAGCCTTCCTGATGTGCCTCGCGCTCCCCGCCCTGGCCGCCGCGAATGGACCGGCCTGGGTGGCAGAACTATCGGACACCACTCCCTCCAGGGCAGACGCCCTGGAGGTCACCATTCCGGTTGGCAGTCATGTAGCCGTGGGGGTGTACAACACCGATGCCGTCACACCACAACCACCGGCCGGAGTGGCCGCCACAGTCCGGGTCCTATGGCTTGAGCACCGCACTGTGTTCCGCGGCACTCCCAACGAGCGAGAGGCGGCCATCCCCTACTACCTGCCGCTGCCACGGGACTGTGCGCCTACCGGGTCCTGGGTCGTCGAGTTGCAACCGGAGACCGCCGGGCACTACGCGGTGCCGATAGCCTGCAACACCAACACGGTCACCGTGGACCTAACGGTCATCGATCTACCGCCAAGCGAGATCGGCTACGGGCTCTACACGGACTCTGCTCGCTATCCGGACCCACTGCGGGAGCCGGAGTATGACGCCGATATGGCAGCGCACGGGTGCAATACGCTCACACCATACGCGCGGGAGCTACCTGCTGAGTTCGGGGTGGACAACACGAGCTCCGCGGTGCTGCTGGCCTGGCACATCGACACTGCGATTGACGCCGGTCTCGTGGACCTGCGCTTCCCGCTGCTCTGCCTGTCCATCGGACCGGATCAACTTGGTCTCGCGCGTCAGTACGCACGGCACGAGTGGCCGGAGCTGGTGGGCTACAACAACGACGAGCCTGCCCCCAGCGCACGCCAAGCCGTGGAGGAGTGTAGCGCCCAATGGCATGCCGCCGGGTTCCGCACCGGGACGGCTATCACGCTGGAGAGTGCACTCGCCGCGGGTGGCAGCCTAGATATCTGGGTCTTGCTGATGGAGACCGTGTCTCGCGAGGCCATTGCGGTCTGCGTGGATCAGGGCAAGGAGCAATGGCTCTACAACTGCGTCCTACGCGGTAGCAACGCTGCGTTGGAGCGGTACTACGCAGGGGTATACACGTGGGCGGTCAAGCCGCGTGTATGCCTCTCGTGGGCCTACACGCACGACCCTGAGAGTCGCATTCAGCCCGGCGGCACCTGGAACCTGACGCGCTACTACGGCAAGGCCGTTGCCGAGCGCGACGGGATGCCGCTGCCGACCGTGGCCCTTGAGGGCATGCAAGAGGGGATCATCGACAGTCGGCTCCTGCAAGAGCTTGAGCGGCGCAACACGCCCGAGGGAAACGCCTACCTCGCCCGCTTGCGCGAGCAGGTGCCGCTGGACTTCTGGCCTGATGGTAAGGGCCGCGGCTACGACAGCGAGCGCGAAGGCTACTATGTCTGGGACATCCCGGACACGGCAGTGCCGCCGGTCGACCTGCCCGCAATGCGTCGTGATGTGCTGCGGTTGCTGAGAGGAGCCACCAACTGAATGCGCATCCCTAAGCGCATCAAGATCGGTGCCAAGGTCTTCCAGGTCAAGTGGGTCGAAGACCTGCGCGGAGCAGACGACGAGAAGCTCTTCGGTCGGTGCGACCGGTCTGCCGGAGTCATAGAACTGAGCAAGCAGGTGGGCCGACGGTACTGTGGTGGCCTACAGGGGCCACGCCGGCGCAACGGTTCCGCTACTGTCGGCGCACATGGACACGCACCCGAATGGCATCGGCTACGATGACAGAGTTGGGGTGGCTGCTATCCTGCACCTCGCAGAGACAACGCAGCAACCTATCGGCGTGTTGCTGAGCGTCGGGGAGGAGATCGGCGAGAGTAGCGCCAGTCTCCTCGGAGAGTACCAGCGCAAGTGGTTTTCCTGTGCCCTTGTACTCGACCGGTGGGGCACTACAGACCTCGTGACGCGAGTCGGGATCACGCGGACCTGCAGTGAGGACTTCGCGGCGATGATAGCCGAGGCTTTGCGTGGATGGGGATATGCTCCGTGTCTCGGCAGACAGAGCGACGTGGTGCCTCTACACGCCGCAATAGGCGACGCGGTGAACCTGTCGGTGGGGTTCTACTCAGAGCACACAGCGACCGAGTATGTTGACTGGGAGCACGTAGAGCAGTTGCCCGCTATCATCTCGGCGGCTCTGCTATCCATCACAATGCGGGAGGCGCAGCGGCATTGAATACGCGTTTCCGCCCGACGCCATATTGCGATATGCACGTGGGGCATGCGTGGGTGGCGTGGCATAACTACCGTATCGCAGCAGGCAGCGGCGGGCGTTTCGTGGTGGTCGTCGATGACATCATGTACTACCTGCCGGACCTCGCGCAGCAGTCGTGGCCTCTGACCACGGCCGTCGGGCGTTACGTGGAGGACCTCACGTGGCTGGGCATGCCGCCCGACGAGGTGGTGTACTCTACGCGCAATGCCGAGGCCCACGCCGAGGCAGCGCAGGTGCTGGGGATACAACGACCCGGCAAGCTCAGCCGAGAGTGGTGGGGCACCGTCGTCCCGCTGGTAACGCGCACCGGAGCGAGCGACCAGTACAATGCGTGGCTTGTGATGGTGCGGGTAGTCGATGACTACATAGCTGGTGTTGACGGCTTCTTCCGGGGCGCCGACATACTGCCTGAGATGTTCCTGTACGACGACACCTGCCGACGCCTCGGGTACCGCACCTGCGGGCAGGAGTACCTGCCAGTGATACGCCGCGAGGGAGCCGCCAAGAAGGAGTCTAAGTCCACGGGCGCGACCTCGGTACGGGCCTTGCGCGAGTCGGGATACACGCCGGAGCAGATCATATCCACCCTCCGCGAGTGTGCGCGACGCTCGGCCTTGGCGGGTCTCGCGCACGTGGTGGTTCCCGCCGGGGTGCTGGAGGCAGGCGAGGTCAAGGCCCTGCAGTATGAGTATTACTCGTCACCAACGGTCCTCCGCGAGAGCCATCCTGGGGAGCCGTTCTGCGAGGGTCTAATAGGGCACCATAGACGGATGAAACAGAGAGAGAGGCGCAGGCATGCGTAGACGACGCAGTGACACCACGACAATTGGCGAGATGGTCCGCGGGGATGCGCTGGTCAAGCGGTTGAGCGCAGGGCTCCAGGTGTATGGGTTTGCCTGTCCGACGCACGGGCTTAGGTTCTACGCGGTCGTCAGTCCTGGCACAGCGGTAGGCAGCGAGCACGTGCACCCGGTAGAGGGGGCAACGCTACCACGACCTGGAAGGCCGCTTGTCTGCGACGAGTGTGGGCAGGCCATGGGTTGGAGCGGACCGGTAGTGCAATCGAGCAGCATGCTGGTGCCCGCCGATGCGCTGGACGATCTGGAGACAATCCGCGACAACGAGCGCAGGCGTCGCAATGCAGCGGCGCAGAGAGGGGTCTGACAGTGGAGATTGGCATTCACGCCTACGACCCGGCAGACAGTGATGCAGTAGCCGACCTCGGGGCTACGTGGACCAAGTACGGCGGAGGCAATGTCGAGGGATTCACCGTCGAGGCGCTGGACGAGAAGATCGACGCGGCGATGGACGCCGGCCTTCAGGTCGTGCTCGACCTCCGCACCGCGCGAGACGGTCTCCACGAGGCAGTGGCAGAGTGGCGCGGGGACAATCCTGAGGACGCAGTACGGGCCTACATCGCCACCGTTGCAGAGGGCGCTGCCTACTACGTCGAGCAACTCGGGGACCGGGTGCACGACTGGGAGTTCTGGGGCGAGTTCGCTTGCCCGTATGTCTCGGGCCTTGGTGACGCCGGTTGGTCCGACGCATACCCGTACTGGCTCGTTGCTGTCTACGATGCGATCAAGGCCGTGGACCCGCAGGCCCGTGTTTGGAATGGTGGCTACGGGACCGATGTGGATACGGATTTCGTTGCAGCCATCGTGGACGCCGGTGCCGGCGACAAGCTGGACTGCCTGAACCTACACCACTACCTCATGAGCAAGATCTGGCCTGCCAAGCCGGACGGGCAGGCGGATACGAGTCTGACGCTGGAGCAGCAGATAGAGTGGACTGTCGGTCTCTACGACGGCATGTTCGCGCAGCTACGCGGGATCATGCAGGGGCGCGAGAAGCCGCTTGTCTCTACCGAGTGGGGCTGCCCCATCGTGCGCTTGACGCCGGGCGCTAGGCACTTCGCCGAGGTGGACGGTATCAACAGCCACGTGTTCCAGGGGCAGATACACGCACCGTTCGACGACCGTGGAGCAGACCTCTACCGGGCTTGGCTGGAGTGCTTCGAGCGCAACGGCATGCAGGTGCTCATCGTCCACGAGTTGCGCGATCAGGGCGCGGCCAAAGGGCCGGGCGGTCTGCACTGGGGTCGCTTCTGTGGGCTGCGGTTCAAAGACGATACGCCCAAGTCTTGCTGGGATGTAGTGCGCGAGTTTGCATGGCGCGGGAGGGGTGGCAACTAGTGGAGCTTGGCATCGCGAACTACACGCCAGACGACGCGGCAATAGCGCAGGTGATAGGGGCCAGGTGGGCGAGGATCACGGTGGGGTGCTTGCCGGACCTCGTTGCCAACGAGGCGGCAATCGAGAGTGCATACGCTAACGGCATGCACGCGATAGCGGTATCCGGCGCCACGGCAGACACGATATGCGTGCCCATGCCAAGCGCCTACTACGAGAACCTGTCGTTCGTGCTGGACTACTACTCCCGCGAGATCGGAGCCGTAGAAGTTCTCGGCTCAGTTGAGGGTGTCTATCTGGACGGCAAGCCCGCACACGAGTGGTACGGAGAGGTGTTGCGCGAGGCCTACAGCACCATAGTAGAGCGGCACCCGTTCGCAACGGTGCTCAATGGTGGCTTCGGGCGCAATGCAGACCCGTGGTTCCTGAACAACTGCCTGACGTGCGGGGATATGGACGCTGTGGCAATCAACCCGTTCGCGTATCCCGTTGACGACCTGGACGAGTACGCGGAACAGTTCGCCCTCAACCTGCAGCAGATCGGCGCCGCTGGCTACACGGTGTGGGCCACAGTCTTCGGCGTCCCCACGGTGCCGGAGCCGGTAGACCCGGAGTACGGCCGCAAGGTTCTGCCCGGCGACGTGCATGCGATAGGTGCCGACGAGGCACTTGACTGGTACAAGCGGCTTCTGACCGAGCTTGAGATAGCCGGTGTCGAGGCCTGCTGCTTGATGGCGCGGGACCTACCGCACTACAAGACGCCGGCGGCGTGGTGTGGGCTGCGTTACGCAGACGGTACGGACAAGCCCTGGACGCAGGAACTGCTCCTGTGGCTGCAGGAGAGACCGGCTGCGCAGGTGCTCATCGACCTGCCACCCGAGGAGGCGTCGGAATGGACATTGGCCTAGACGCATACCATCCCGAGCACGCAGATATGTTCGCGGACCTGGGAGTCAAGTGGACCAAGTTGCCGGTGTCCTTGCACGACCCCGCAGACGCACCGGACCCGCTCGTAGTCGACGCCGTAGAGCGCGGCATGAAGGTCGTCGTCGACCTCCGCACAAACCAGGGGCAGTACCGTCCTATCGTGGACGAGTACAGGCAGCGGGGGATCACCGACGCGTGGAGGTACATGGCGCGGGACCTCGCGCAGATGGCCGCCACCGCAGTCAAGCGGTACTCAGGCCTCGTAAAGCACTGGGAGTTCTGGGGCGAGTATGCATGCCCGTTCGTTTCGTCGGTGCCGGTGGACCGGCGCGGCGATGGTTACGGGTATCTGTTGCGCGAGGTAGCCGCAAGCATCCGCGCGACAGACGCGAGTGCCGAGGTCTGGACCGGGGGCCATGGGCCGAACTTCGACCTGCGGTACATCATGGACCTGTGCGAGACAGAGGCAGCCACAATCCCCGACGCTATCAACCTGCACCACTACAACTATCTGTACCCGTGGCCTCCGATGGACGGCACTGCCGCGCAACACGGCGGAGGGTACCTGCCGGACAGGTCGGTGAGTCTGGAGCGCAGGGTGCAGTGGATTGCAGGCCGCTATGACCAGTTCTTCGCTGAGGCCAGGGCGCGGCTTGCGCGCGTCGGGATACGGGCGCCGCGTCTGGTATCAACCGAGTGGGGAATGCCGGTAGTGATGGACGGAGCCGCCGAGGGTAGCGGGATGGAGAGTTTCGTCTTCGACGCGCGCATTGAGGGCGTAGAGGAGACGCCGGCGGCTACGATCATGCAGGCGTGCCTGGACTCATTCGCCCGCAATGGGCTGGAGGTAGTGCTCTATCACGCGCCTACCGATGGCCCACCGCGCGAGGACGGGCGGCTGCACTGGGGTGCTTTCTGCGGGCTTACATATGTCGACGGGCAGCACAAGGCAACCTATGACGTGCTCAAGCGCCAGATCGCGAAGGGACATCCACGGGCACGGAAGGGCGGTGGGCGGAGTGCGGATAGTCGGCACGCCTGACCTCACCGACAATGTGTGGCGTAGCGTCATAGCCACATTGCCACCGGGAGCCGTGAGCGTGGCTGTACTGGCCTTGCAGGTCAATCCAGGCGTATCCGTCGGGGGCGCTATCGAGGGCTATTCAACGCGCCTACAGCACGCGCAGAGGCTATTGCGAGAGTGGTACCCGCCCATCGAGTTCGAGGCATTACTTGGCATCCCAACGGTGCCGCGCAGGCCGGACCCACGGTACGGTCCGCAGTATTGCCTGCCAGGTGGCGGACATGCTGTCGCCGAGCGGGATGCGCTGGTGTGGTACAAGGCGTGCGTTGCCATGTTCCGCGAGGCTGGAGTTCGGCGCATTACGTTGATGGCACAGGACGGCGAGCACGACTGGTGCGGCGTCTTGCGCGCGGACGGGACAGCCAAGGACTTCCTGCCGGACTTAGTAGCCTACATGCAGGGGAGTGGTTAGCAGTGGCGCGACGCCCGAGAGACACACAGGCCAGGTGCCCCGCGTGCAATTGGCTGGTACGCGGCGACACAGAGCAGGCATGCCCCAACTGTGGAATGCACTATCCGAACCGCGGGGGGCGAGAATGGTATCGGCTCATGTACCAAGCTACAGGCGGCGGGACCGGGCGCGCGGCAGACATCAATGCGATAGACGGTGCGATGCCACGGGAGGGAATACGCCATGGCTGACCTGCTGAAGACTGAAGATGTCGCTAGCGCCATGGGGCTTGGCGACTACCAGCCGGACTACAACGAGCTAAACCGGCTCATCAATGTAGCTAAGGCAACCATCGAGGGCATCTGCAATCGCAGCCTTGATACTGCCCAGACCTACACCGAGTATCACACCGGAGGGAAGCCGTACGTCTACGTCAAACGCCCGCCTATCGTATCGATCACTAGCGTGACCGATGACGCGCAGTATGGTGCGCGGTCCATTGCTGCCACGAACTACATCGACGGGACCGATGACAATGGCGAGAACTACGCTATTGGTCGCGTCGAGCTGTGGTACAACGAGAGCCACTTCACGCCCGGCAAGTCGCAAGTCAAGGTGGTCTACGTCGGTGGCTGGACGACGAGCACGCTACCGGCTGACATCAAGCACGCGTGGATACGACTGGTGTCTCTGTGGTACGACAATCCCGAGCGTGGGTTCGTCCGCAAAAGCCCGGACGGCACTGAGTGGACGGAGGGGGACGTGCCTCCGGACATCATGCACACGCTGTTGAGGAGGCAGGTACCCGATGACGCCTAACGTGACCATGGCCGTCTACGAGAAGGCCTCCACGAACAGCGAGGTAGAGTCCTGGAATAGGGTTGGTACCATCCGCGCGAAGATCAGGACCTTGACCGCAGGGCAGTCGCTCAACGAGAGTGCCGCGCGACTGGACGACCGGCGCATCACGCACGATGTTATCTGCCGGTGGGATGACACGTTGATAGTAGCGGGCCGCATCGTCGTCCGGGAGCCCGGCCACCACCAGTACAGGATCATGCACGCAGTAGAGTACGGTGAGGCGCTACGCGACGCAAGGGCGCGTTACATGCGTGTCCTGCTGAGCGAGGAACGGTATACGGTGGTGCCGCAGTGAGCGATGGTTTGCGCGTGGAGATCATTGGCGGAGCTGAGGCCGAGAAGGCTTTCGTGGACCTCGTTGCGCGGTTCCCAAAGGCCGCTCAGCGCGGCGTGATGAAGGGCGCGCACATTGTAAGCGCCAGCTCTAAGGACGAGATGATCCGCGGCAAGGGCGTCGCCTACAGTAGTATCAAGACGCGCAAGACCAAGTACACGGCGTTGGGTGCTCCCGTCGCCGACCGGCTCACGAGCCGCACCGGGGCACTGCGGGCGAGTATCCGCGTCGTGGAGGACAAGGCGAGCCTATCGGCATTCGTGGGGCCTACAGTTGATTACGGCCGGATACACGAGTTCGGAGGCACGATTACAGCCTTGGCATTGGGTCGTCTTGCAGCAAAACGCAAAGACCGCATGGTGCATCTCGCGACAGGCGAGCGCGTGATGCGATACGTCAGAGTGAGGGCCCACCGCCGCGGTAGCTACACCATCAACATGCCGGCCCGCCCGTATCTGTGGCCTGCGTTTCTCAAGCACAAAGCTGATGTGCGGCAGGCGATAGTTGCTGAACTCACTGACGTGTTCGGGAGGACGTGATGACAGAGAATGAACTGACAGAGGCCCTGTCTGTCATCTTTCGAGCGAGCACAGAGGAGCCCCTCGCGTCGGCCGTAGTGCATAGCTACCAGCAGGAACGGTATGACACGTCGAAGGACGTGCTGGTGACCGGATGGATTGTAGAGGGCGAGGTGCTTGACCTTGCTATCGGCGGGCAGGGGCGCACGATCATTACCGTCAAGCCGCGGGCACTACTGTTCTCGTCCACGGTAGACACGATAGCCGGGCAGCGAGCGCCGGGCCTCATGGCAGAGGCAATCCGCAAGATCCTCGTAACGGCCGCCAACCGATCTATCACAGCGGGAGGCGATACGGCAGAGCGCAATAGCAACATCACCTGGGTGCACGGATATGACGAGATAGACGAGCGGCAGGTACAGGCG